GTTTGGATCGCTCGACTAGGTCGGTAACCAGTTTCTTCTCGTAGGCGTCCCACCCGGCCGTGAATTTAGCGACCGCGTCGGCGTCGTAGGCTTCACCGGTGAATAGCCCGCCGACGTAAGTGACATTCCGGGCCAGCTTGCCCGATAGCTTGGTGCCGAGTGTGGCGGCACTGTCGGCGAAGTCGCTCCAGCCCTGACTGAGGCCGATCGTGAACGCCTTCCACTCCGCTTTCAAGGTGACGATCATGACCCGCCAGGCGTATTTGAAACCGGCGGTGATGATATCCCACGCGGCTTCCATGTCGCCCGCTTTCAGGGCGGCGACCAGACCGTCCCACGCCACCCGCAACTCCTTCAACGCTTCGAGTCCTTGAGTGAAGAAGTCGCCCATGTACCGACCGGCACCGAGAGACTTGAATATGGCGTAAATGCCCACCGCGATACCCCCCACCAACACTCCGTATGCGATCAGAGGGAGCAACACCAACGCGACAGAAACGACGGCCGCTTTGAGAGCCAGGAAGGTAGAAACCAGGCTCATAAGACCGGTTACAGCGTACATGACTACCAAGGCCGACCGAACCAGGATGGTGGCTATCAGGACAGCCTTCATCGCCGCCACCATGAGCCACACGCCGGTCACGACCAGTAGAACGACTTCGAACAGTTCTTGGTTTTCGATTACCAGGTCGCGAACGTAATTTGTTGCGATCTGGATTGCTTCCCACGCCTTAGTCAAGGCCAGTACCACTCCCGTCACCGCCGCCCGGACGTAACCGAACGCTTCTATCGTTTTTGACTGGTCGCTGTCGTTCACGAAGGCGAGCGATTTGGTCAGGTCGTTCAGGACGGTTTTCAGGCCGAGACCTTCCATCGCGGCCAGGGCGAAGTTCCTGGTGGCTACTTCCAGCGTCTCTTTGAACGCCTGCCACCGGCCGGAGATGGTAGACCGGGAAATAACCTCCATCATGCCGGCGAACTGGCCGCCGGCCCGGTTCATCGCGTTGAACGCCTCGACGACCTGCGCGAACCCGACGTGCCCCCGCTCGACCAGCGACCGGATAGACTCCTCCGGCTTGTTCATCACCTCGGCCAGGTACTTGATGAGCGGCACCCCGGCGTCCACGAACTGGCGGAGTTCGGTGCCCATCAGCTTGCCGGCCACCTTCACCTGCCCGAACGCCAGGGAGATACGCCGGATGTCCGTCCCGGTGCCGGCCGACACGTTCCCCAGCGCCTGGAGGGTGGGGATGATCTGTTCGGTCTCGATGTCGAACGCCTTCAACTGTTTGGCGACGCTCACCAACTCGTCCGACGAGAAGGGCGTCTCGATGGCCAGTTGGGTAATCTCTTTCAGGAGTTGGTTGCCCTTCTCGAAGTCGCCCACCATGACCCGCACGGCGACGGCATTCCTCTCGAAGGTGGCCGCCAGTTGGACGCCGTGCTTGGCGACGTTCCCGACGATACCGGCCGAATACCCGATCAGGCGCGAGGCGGCGGCGTCCATGGAGGCGAAATATTGGGCGGTGTTCGCCACGAGCCGGACTACGACTTGTTCGACTTCCACGATGACCCCCTGATTTCGGCCCTGGGCGGCCGTCCATTACGACAAAACCCCCGCGCCGGACTAATTCGCGGGGCGGGGGTGCGAATGAAAGGACGGCCCGCTACGACGCGACGACCGCCGGCCCCCCCTTAGCCTCTTCCTCTTTGGCCAGTTCGATCAGCGGCATGAACGCCTCCATCCAGCGGCGTTCGATCTCTTCCGGGTTATCCGGCACGGCCCCGCTTCGGTTCACCGGATTTCCTTTCTCGGCGTACTCGATCAGGAAGTCGTGGTGGGTGGCCATTTTGGCGTTATTCTTGTTGCCGAACATCATGTACGGCACGAGGTACACCTGGTACGCTATCTGGGCCAGGGCCAGGTCGAGTTTCGTCGGCTCGTTCAGGACCTCCACAGACGTCAGCCGGTGTCGCCACTGACTGAACTCGGTGGTGGACATGGTCGCCTTCAACTCGCCGACCGTCCGCCCGCCGATTTTCTCGGCGATGAGGAACCACAGGTGATCCTCGCCGCCCCGACTCACTCTTTTTTTGCGTCGGCGGCGGCCCCTTCGGTCATCCCGTTGACCTCTTGGCACAACTCGTACACGCCCTTGGTTACGGCGTTCGGCCACTTGCCCACCTGTTCTACCGTCACCGCCTTGCCGTCGATGGTCAGGCACTGGACGATCAGGTCGTACTGGAAGGCTTTCAGGTCTTCCATCGCCAGCGTGCGGGCGGCGGCCATCGCCGCCTTTTCGTCCGACACGTCCGACCCTTTCAGCTTATCCTGGAATTTACCCATGTACGCCATCAGCGCGTCGGCGCTCAACTCCTGGACGACGGCCTCCTTGCCGTCGATGGTCAGGTCGATCTTGGAGTACGCGGTGGAGAAGGTCGTGACTCGCGGCTTCTTCTTGTCGTCGGCCATGTCTGCAGGTCCTGGTTACGGAGTTAGTGGGAGGTGGCGTTACTGGATCACACCACCGTTCAAGGTGTTCGTTATCGGGGCGATCTGCTGTCCGGTCATAGTCGGGAAGGACGCTAGACCAGTCGCGGGGTTGATGAGGGACGGAACGATGGTGATGTTCGCCGTCGGCCGTTCGCCATCCTTCATCGCCTGCGGCTCGAACTTGGACAGGAAGCCCCAGAACGCGAGGATTCCCCCGGTGGGAAACGTGACGAAGACCATGCTGACGATGTTCACCAGGACGGAGGCGTTGGGCGGCGGAGCCAGTCCCAGGTTGACGAAGTACATGTCGGGACTCCACGACACGACGGCGGAGATCGGACCGAGTCTCCGCCGCTTCCTCGGCCACATGAGGTTCCACCCGCCCGACCTCATGCAGTCTTGCGGGATTCCCTCACCGCCGTCGATGGCCGGTGGCGTCACTTCGATCTCGCATACCAACACCGTACCACCGATGTTCAGCGTCGTGTAGAGTCCGTCGAAAAGCGTTGCCATGGAACACCTCTAAGATCGGTTGTTGTGAGTCGGGGTGACGGCGAGTGCCGGTGGTTACGGGGCGGCGTTGGCGAGGGCTACGTCTAGCCGGTTAACGGTCAGACTGGAGCAGTTGGCCACGAACGCCTTGACCACGTCGGTGGTCACCGGGATGGTGATGCCGCTGTTGGTCGTCCAGATGTACGCCTTATCGGCCGCCTGGATGGTAGCCACGAAGCCGACGGTTCCGCCCGCGTTCTCCAGGACGACTTGGGCAGGTAGGGCGGCCGTTACGGCCACCAGTTTCAGGGTGTCCAGTTCGGACAGCAGGTCGTAGACCACTTCGCGGGCCACGACGACGGCGGTGGTCGCTACGGGAAGGTTTACTCCGAGACCCAGGTCGATAGGCACGGACGTGCCGGCCACCGTGCCGACCGTCACCTTGTACTGGACTTGGATCAGCCCCGTGGTGGTGTTCAGCCACGACACGCTGACCCGATTTCCGGTGGCGATGCCGTGGCTGACACTGGTCATCGTAACGGTGCCGGTGTTATCGTCGGTGCGGGTCGTGAGGGAACCCGTGACGCCGACCGGCAGGGTCTGGTCGAGGAAGGCGGCGGTCGGGTAGTCTGCCGAGAAGACGTTGACGAACGAGAAGCCCTGGACGTTGGCCGTCCCGTTGATGCTAGCGATCATTTAGAATCCTCCGTATTGCATGGTGTAGTTGACCGAGTACCGAAACCGCAAGTTGGTTTCGGTCCGGCCGGCCATGAGGGCCGGCCCCGACTTCCGATGGAACCCGTACAGCCGAGTGCCGCCCTGGACGGCGAGCGGCGTCCAGTAAACGGCGTCCAGGGCGGTGCAGACGGCGAAAACCTTGGCCCACGCCGTAGTTTTCGACTTGGCGCGGACGTGGAGCATAATCCCTTTGTGGTCCCACACGGTTCCCCTCATGCTCCTGCCGTCCAGTTGGGGATCGGTGTCGAAGACGGTCACCACGTCGTCGATGGTGTCCGGCATCGTGCCGTGCGTCCCCTTCCAGCCGGATTCGCCGCCCGTAAGGGCCAGCGACTCCATCAGGTGAAAGGTCAGTTCGGCGGGAGTCATGCGATTACCCCACTGCGGCGATGGTCGTGCCGATGAGTTTCTTGGTCATAGCCTTCCGCGTGCCCTTGGTCTGAACGACCGCCTTGCTCAGGAACTTGGCGACGGTGGGCGGCGCGTGCGGGATTTCTACGCTCTCGTGGACGTACACCGCGTAGTACACCGAGCCACCCCCGTAAGACACCTCCAGTTTAGCCCCGGTCCCTCTGCCGGTGACACTCACCTTGCCGGACGCTTTCAGGGCCGTCGTATCGACCGGCACCAAAATCTGCGACCGGGCGAAGATAATGTCGGCGTTCTTTTGGAGGACTTCGGCGATGGTCGCCGCGGCGTCGGCTTTCTTCTTGCCGATACTCCGGAGCGTTACGTTTACGCCCGACACGCTAGCCTGGAGGATACTCATAGGGTTGCCACCCGGAGGAACTTCTTGGCGTTGATCGTGGGGTATTCGGTGTACTTGCTGGTTTCCTTCGCCAACTCGTCGCCCGCGAACGGGGCGTAAGGAAAGACCTTCTTGACGGCGGGGCACGCCGACAGTCGCCCCTTCCACAGTACGCTACCGAGCGGGATCACCCGGTCCACGTAGACGACCTCTCTCGACAGCGCGTCTTTCACCGACGGCTCTAATCGCTCCAGCATCTTCACCCCGTCCCACCGCACCCGGAGTTCGACCGGCTTGGCGTATACCGCCTCGCCGTCGGCCCCCACGCCGGCGGGTGCCCACCAGACGGCGTGCTGTTTCCGCATCCGTACTAGGATTGACCAGGACATGGGTTACACCTTTCGCGGGATGTACGGCGCGCCGATCAGCCGACCCAGCCAGATCGCCCCGACCTTATACCTCCCGCCGTTCTCCAAAAGTCGCTGGAAGGCGACCAGACTGCCGTTCGTGTCCAGGGCCAGGGCCATCTGGCCGTACTTCGTGTTGTTCAGGTACAGGTCGATCTTGAAGGCGTACTGCTGACGCAGCGACGCCACCTGCTCGACCGTGACTTGACCGTCGGTAACGGTGTAGAAGTGGGCGGCCAGCCACCTCTCGACTAACTCCAACTTGGCCGTCGTGTAGGTGTAAGAGGCGGTGTTCAGGCAGATGTCGGTAACGATACTGTTCGCGGTCTCGATGGAGGTGGCGAGGTCGAATGCTTCGTCCCCAGGCTCCAGGCCCAGCACGCGCCGGACGCGAGTCGCTTCGGTCCGGGCGGGCATCGGGACTACTCCTCGTCAGTGGTGTCGGCGTGCTTCTTGACCGCGGCTTTGGCAGCCACCTTGGTACCCACGGTGGCCACCACGTTACCGTCGCCGTCGGTGACTTCGTACTCGCCGTCGTCGAAGGTCACCGTCAGGCCCTTTTCGGCAGCCCCCTTGAACTCGTCGGTCACGTCGGTGCCGGCCTTGGGGGCGGACGCCTCGCTTTCGTCGTGTTCGGTGGTGTCGGCGGCCGGCTGGACCTGGTTGAGGGCTTCGTTCCGTCGGAGCCGCGACAGGGACATCTCGTCTTCGCCGGGCGACGCCGGCAACTTCCGGTCGAATTCGCGGGCGAACATGCCGGGGAACATCTCCGTCAGGTCGTCGTCGGACCCGACCACGTCGCCCCGTTTGTACGTCTTCCCGCCCTGGTTGTGCGTTCCTGCCAGGAGCCGGAATTTGAAGGTATCGGCCATCTGAGTCTCCGTGAAACGACCGGCGGCGGGATCGCCCGTCCCCGGTCGTGCTTGGTGGATCAGTTCTGATCCACCAGCAGGTTAAAGGTGAAGGTGTGAACCACGTTGCTGGAAGCCCATGCCCCTTTGGCTTGCAACACGCCGATCAGGCTGGCCGAAGTCAGGTCGGACAGGTCTACCGGACTAGGACTCATGGTGAGCGGCAGGGCGGCCTGGTACGCGGCCCCCGTCTGGGACGTGACGGCACCGGACGGCCCCCGCCACGCGCCGGCGACGAACGGGATCACCGCCGCCAACTGTCGGTACATCACTTCGTTCAGTACCAGGGCCTCGTTGTCGGCCGGATAGGCGGCGGCGGCGAACGGGATCGAAGCGACCGGCCGGAACAGTAGCAGGTCGAAGTCGAAGGCGGTGACGGTCAGGGCACCGGACGCCGGCAAGACGACGCACTGGGCGGCGAGGATCTTAAGAGTCGCACCGTTCCCGGTGTTCCGGGTCGCGTTGGCGAAGGTGAGCGGAATCACCGACGCCGCCGTGGCGCTGTTGCCGATAATGTCGCCGACGGCGTAGGTGACGGCGGACGCCGGCCGGTCGTAGTTGGCCGCCGTCACTTCCTTGACCACACCGAAGTTGCTTCCCGGCAGTAGGTTGTTGTAGAAACTCGGCGTGGACATTGTGACCTCTGGGTGGGAGTAAGGTGGGGACGGTAGTCCCCACCGCGGCCGGCGTTACACGGCCACGCTGCCGTGGACGATGCCGGCCGTGCCGTTGTAGTTGCGGTAGAACCGGGGAACCTTGATCTGCATGATCTTGTACTCGCGGCGGAGGCCGCCGTGCGTCTCCCACTGGAGGGGGGTGGGCGGCATCGCGTCCACGACCTGGAGGGTGTCGGCCGACATCTGCACCAAGACCAAGTCGTAGAACGCGCGGTCGAGGTAGTCCAGTTGGGTAATCATCGAGACACCCTGGAGCTTACGGAGCCGGTCCAGCGTGGTCAGGTCGCTCTTGATGAGCGAGTAGTCGTTGTTCATGACCTCGAGCCAGTTCGGCCCGTGGAACAGCTCGAACGGACCGTAGAAGCCGTTGGCGTTGGCGATCTTGATCATCGACAGCACCTCCGACACCAGGAGGGAGGGGGTCCAGCCGCCGGCCAGCGGGCTGGTCAGTACCCTGGTGCTGCGGAACGGGAAGTTGATCATCCCGTAGATGGTCCCGCCGCCGTAGGTGTACGTTCCGCCAGTGCCGATGAACAGTCGCTCGGTCAACTCCCCGATCTTGCGGGCGGAGTTCACCCCCTGGGCCAGGTCGAGCTGCATCACCGGGCCGTTCCGGTTCGTGCGGGCGGCCACCCGCATCTCTCGCAGGTTGAACCCGAAGTCGGACTGCGCGATGGGCAGCGGCAGGACGACTTGATCGGTCAGGGGCCGGTCTTTCTGCACCGGGACGATGGCGTCCATGTTCAGTTGGGCCGTCCCGCTGTCGCTCACCATCTGGTAAACGATGGTCGGCACGCCCATGCCGCCGGCCACGGAGTGGACCAGGCCCGACTCTTCCAGGCGACGCACGAACTGGAGGCGCTGGCGGGCGACCGGGATCAGCGTGTTGTCGATCTCCTCCCACTGCCGAAGGGTCAGCGTGGAGGCGGCGTTGGTCAGCACCGTATCGGTGACCGGTTCGCCGTTGTCGTCGGTGCCCAAAGTGAGCGTGTTCCAACTGCGGCCGTTATACCGGAACGGCCGCAGGACGCCCACGTCGAAGCCGGCCTCCTGGAGTCGGTCTACCGACGGTCCGGCGGCGGCGTTGAGCATGAATAGGTCGTTGAGTTCGTTCATGGACTCCTCTTGTCGGGTGCCGCCGGGGGTGGTGTTCGGGCGAGCGTGTGGTGGGTGAGAAAGCGGGGTGCGTGGTTAGTAGATCCGGACTTTGCCGAGGCGGGCGGAGACGGCGACCGAGTAGTCGGCGGCTTCGACGATTTCGCCGAACGTCTTGGCGGGCGTGAGCGCGGTCTTCTTGAGGGTGCCGTCGCCGGCCGAAATCAGTTTGTCGCCGACGACGTAGGCGACTACGTCGGTCAGGCGAATCTGGAGGATGTCCCCCGGACTCGGAAAGACGTACCGGACGTAGTTGGCGTTGGCGTACGCGGTGTCCACCGTGCCGCCCATGATGGCGTCCTCGACGGCCACCGCGGTGGCCCCGGTCCCGCCCGAAGTCGAGTGGACGACCACGGTGTCGGTAGACGTGATCTGAAGCAGGTGGCCGGGCAGGATGCCCGCCGCACCGGCCAGCTTCTCCTCCCACTGGTTACCGTCGCCGGTGAGAATGATGGTGTTCAAGACGGGCATGAAAGCCTCCAGAGTGCCGGGCGTGTGGGTGTGAGTGTGGGGAAGAAGGACGGGTTACGCGGCGGCGGCGGCCTTCTTTCGGCCGGGCAGGAGCAGGGCCGGCGGTTTCGCCAGGGCGGCCTTGTTGGTGACGACCGCGGCGGGGCCGCCCTGACTGCCGAAGTAGGTGATAGCGTCGGACGACAGGCCGGCGACGTTCTTGGCTGCCGCCGGCGCGAGGGCGACGATACCGGCCAGGGTGTCGTCGTCCATCCCGCTCAACTGACCGGCCGTGAACACGTTCCCGGCCATGTTCGTGATGACCTCGATCATCTCCGTCTTGCGGGCGGCGGCCGAATTCATCGCGTTCACGATGAGCGCGCGGAAGGCGGGCGGGGCGTCTGCCAGGTACTGTTCCAGGGACTTGACCTCGCTTTTGCCGTCCCGGTTCGTGACCACGGCGACGGGCGGCGGGGCGACTTCTTTCGCCTCCACCTTGGCCGGAGTGGTAGCCAGCATCTCTAGCACCTTGCTGTCGGTGCCTTCGAGCGTCTTGCGGTCGGCCTCCTTGAACACCCCGTTGGTGATAAGGTCGGCGATCAGCTTAGTCCGGTCCATGTCGGGTCCTCGGTCGGTGGAGTTGGTGACGATCTTGCCGGCGGCGTCGGCGTACTGGAACACCCGCCGCACCGGTTCCGGCTTTCCGGTGAGTGTGACGGATCCGGCGGCGGCTGCGGCGTACCCGGCCGCGTAGGTACTGCCGGAATCTTCCTGGTATATTACCTTGTCGGGGTACACGTCGAGGACGATGCCGTGCCAGTCTTCGCCCGGCGTGCCGCGGGCGGCCGCCAGCAGTCCGGCCAGTCGCCCGCTGACTTCCTGGTACGGCATGGCGTTCAGGAGTACGTCGGCTTTGGCTTCCTGGTCTTCTTGCCACTCTTCGACCCACCGGTCGATCATGGCGGCGGCGACTTCGGTACTACCTTCCCACCCGCCGTCGGCCGTGTTAATCAGGAGGCCCGCCCCCTGCGCCACGCCGCACGCCCCCACTTCGTCCAGCAGGATGGCGTAGTGGTCGGGCTGGATGCCGGTGACCTTGGTCGAGTACGGGCGGCCGGCGTGCGTGCCGGCTTCGCGGGTCAGGGTGAAGCCCATTCCGGTACTGCCCTCGATGGGCTTCCCCTCCCGCAGCCGCTTGACGATCCGGGAGTCCACCCGGTCGGCCTTCTCGATGTCGATCCAGGATTCCGTCGTGAGCCGGCCGTTGGCCGCGTCCCAGGCGGTGTTCAGGAGGATACCGACCTGGGTCTTCTCGATGACGGTCTTGGACGCGGCGGAGTACCCCTTGAGGGAGTCCTTAACCGGGTGCTTGAACACCACCGGCTTAAGGTTCCAGGCGAGCGGCGTGGCGCTCAGGTCGGCGTCCCCGTAGAACACCGGACCCATGTTACCGGAGTGAATCCCCCTGGTGATCATCACCGTGGGGGCCACCAGGTACTTGCGGCCGTCCAGCGTCTCTTCCCGCACCTTCGCGCCGGTCGCGTTGCACAGGAACGAGTTCAGGTAAAGAATGTCGTCTTCCATAAGGTCGATCACCCCTGGGCGTTTCGTTTCCCGCCGGTTCCGGTCTTGGGGGCGGTGCCGGACGCCGCCCCGCTCCCGCCCTGCGCCTGCTGCACCGGGTCGTCCCACACTTCTTTGGTGAAGGCGTCGGTGTTGTTCCGCACCGATTTCAGGATGGCGGCGGCTTCGTCGGGCGAGAAGTACATGATCTTGGTGAGGAAGTCGGTCAGGGGCATCACCTTCTCGGCCCCGCTGGTGACGTACTGGAGCAGAGCCTGGACCCGGTGCATCGAGATGGCGGCCTTGTCCTTCTCGCTCATGTTATTCAGGTCTTGCCAGTCCACGACCACCTTTGTCGGCCGGGGCAGGACGCCCAGGTCTACCAGCCGCCACGCGAACGGCAGGACCGCCATCGGCGTCAGGTAGTTCGTCTGCCGGCGGGTGAGCCGGTTGTTGAAGTCCACGGTGTCGTTGTCGGCCGACAACTGGCCGGACGCCGACCCCATGAAGGTTCGGAGCGGGATGCCGATGCTGGCGCAGATCAGGCCGATCAGGAACATGCCGTGCGGCGTCGGATCGGCCACCTGGGGAGCCAGCGACTTGATGGTCATCCCTTCCAGGGCCATCATCCGCTGGAGGCCGTTCCGGAAGCCGTCGAACTCGGCCTTCAGCGACTCCTTGTCCAGCGTCGGGTCGATCACGTTCGGGTTGGTTTCGATGGCGTAACCGGGAGCCGCCCCCTGCCAGAACATCTCCGCCCCGCCGCCGGCCACCTTCTTCAGGTCGAGCAGGTAGTTGTACACGTCCCGCAGGCGGGGGACGCCGTACACTTCGCTGGACTCCCGCTGGTCGGCCAGGTGGATAATCCGGGAGGCGTGGACGGCCGTCGGGTACTGGCCGCCCGGCCCGACGGCTCCGGTGTCGTGGGCCGCCGGGCCGTAAGTCACCGACGGGTCGAAGAACGTCAGGGAGTATTCCACCGGCCGCCCGAAGTCGGGGCTGGTCGGGTCGTCGTTGAGGCGGACGATCCTGGCCGCCCGCTGGGAAAACACGCGCATGAAGGTGAGCTTCATGCCCGCCTTGGGAATCACCGGTTCGTCGAGCGGGCGGCCGTCGGACAGGCCGAGCAGGATGACCCCGAAGTGCCCCTTGCCGGACTCCACGTCGCCCCGGTGCAGGTAGTGCCACGGGGACAGACCGGGCACCTGGAACAGGGCCGCCCAGGCCGCCTCGAACGGCGTCTCCTCGGACTCGTCTTCGGTCTCGTACACCAGCGGCGGCACCCGCCACGACTCGTCGGGAAGTACCGAGTTGGCCCGCTTGGCGATGCCGAACCGGTCGATCATGTCGAAGTAGTCGCCCGTGGTTACCGTCTCCGGGTAACCACAGGTGGCGTCGATGTCCCGCGCCTCTTGACCGGAAACGAGCGACGCCAGGGCCGACCGCCCGAAGGCGTTTAGCAGGAGTTCCCTCGGTCGTGGGTCGGCGGCGGTGGTCATTATCGGCGGAGTCGTTAGGTCTGGTACTCTCGACGGCACGATAGGGCGTCCGCCGTCCGCCGTCAAGGGGAAGGGCCGGAAGCGGCGGCGAGCGGAAGCGGCGAAAGGACGGCGTCCCGGGGGCCGCGGCGGGCTTGCCAGACCCAGGACGCCGTCCCGCTCTTTCGCACGTCCCGCCGGTGACCTAGATAATTCTCGAAACGGGCCGATGCCGCCCGTCGCCACACGTCGTAAGCTGTTGGGGAGAGCGGGAAACGCACCCCGCCGATTCCCCGACACCGAAAGAGGCCGAGACGATGACCGCGACCGAGAAGATGGCCGCCGCCGCCCGCGTCCGCCAGATCGAGGCCGACATCCGCGACATCAAGGCGACGGTGGAGTTGATCGCCACGGACGAGGGCACCCACGCCATGCCCGGCACGACGCGGGTGCATCAGCGGTACGACGGGTCGATGTACTCGGTGTACAAGTTCGGCGGGAGCAACGGCACCCGCCAGGAGATCGAGAGCCTGGACGACGTGGAGACCGACGGCCGCGTCCTGACGTTTCCCGCCGCCATCGAGCGGCTGAAGACGGCCCGGAAACGGGTCAGCGACCTGCAGGGCGAACTGAAAAAGCTGGCCGATTGAACCCCGCTGACGAGGCCCCTTGACCGGGGCCGAAACCTCCCCGCCGGGGAGGTCCGGGAAGTCGAAACACGCCCGCCCGCCGCAACTGCGACGGGAACCCTAACGGAGAGAGAAGATGAGCGAGCGACAAGTCGAGTACACGTCCGGCGCGACCGTCAACGGCATCGAGTGCCTCCTCGCGTTCGACGCAGCCGGCGTCCTCCTCGGCGTCCTCACCGGCGGCTACTTCACCGCCTACACCGAGGACCAGCTTCGCCCCCACGCGGCGGAGAAGATCGACGCGGCCCGGCGGGAGATCGAGAACGACTCGATCACCTGCAAAATCCACGTCGCCCGGACGGCGTTCGGGCGGGACCGGTTCCCGGTCGAGGCCGCCGTCGTCAAGGTCAGAACCCGCTACATCCGCACCGACAGCGGGGACCGCCCCGAATCCTACGGGTACGACGTGGTGAACAACCGGACGGGCGAACTGCTCGCCACCGGCGGGCAGTTCCCGGACGCGGCGACCGCCGCCGATTACGGCCGCCGGTCGATCGCGGAGTGATTCACCCCCACCCGCCCCGGTCGCCGACCGGGGCGGGTGG